GATTCGTCTTTCGGCGGCTCCTTGCGATAAAAGCCGCCAGCCTTGTAATGATCTTCCATATCAGGATGCACATCGGCCTCCTTGCCGGTGCTCTCATGGACCATCTTGATTGTCTGCTTTGCCATGATGTCCTCCTGTTTAAAAAAAGAGAGGGGCGCGGTGGCCCCTCTCACAAGTCTTTAGCCACGCAGGGAAGCGATAAATTCATCCTTCCATGCTTTGACGCCCCATACAGCAGCAACATCGTACATGGCCTTGCGATAGCCTTTGTAGATGCTGACTGTGAAGGTCAGGCCGCTACGCGGATCCTGAATGGTGATCTGATCATCGGCAGCATCACCACCTTCCGGCGTGCGGGGCGGGCGAACAGCAATCTCGGCAGCATTGCGATGAAACGCCACGTTTGCGGCGTAGTCGTCGTTGTTCACCGTGATGCTGGCATCGTCCGCAATGTCCTCTTGCAAGCCGGGACGATTGATGGTGAACGAGCCACCGGACAGATCACTTGCTACGATGTAGTCATGATTGCCGATAGTCACGACATCGCCCGCGACAATCGTGCCGCTACCATTATCAACCGGGATCGTGGTTGCACCTGCCGACAAGCCGCTACCACTGTTAATCTGGTAGCTTGAGCCGTCACCGGCGCTATGCGTGGCAACGCCTGCCGACTCCTTCATCATCAGGCCCTGAAGATCAAGCAACGCGCCCTGACGAAGCATCCGGTCGCTACCGGCCTCGTTGGCCTTTTGCAACTGAGCCAGGTTGCGCAGCTTCGTACCAGCCGCTGTGTTCATAACAAGGCTGGCCTGTCCGTCCATCGGCGGCATGCCGTTGTCAACAAGGATCTGGCGCAGCTCGGCCACCTTGTCGAAGTTGGAGCCGAACGGCGTTGTGCCAGCCGTGCCCACTGAACGCGAAGCGTTTTTGTATATTTCGGACAACAGATCAACTTCCATCTCATTGGTCAGTGTCCGCATGGCCTGCGCAAACTGATCGCCGAGAATCGTCTGAAAGCCGTTGCCGCTTTCGACAAAGCTGACCTCTTCACCTGTCCACGGGATTTGAACAGCCCGCTGCTTGGTCAACGTCAACTGGTCATTCTCGACCGTCTGGTCATCCCCCTCGGGAATGGTCATGGACGCGGTGAAGTCTTTCGCCGACGGCTGGTTGGTACGGAATGAGCGCACAGTCTGATTGACTGCCGCCTGTTCAGACCCGCTGCCATTCACAATGGAAGACGGGATAGCGCCGACAAGCTCGCGGGCAACGACATCCGCCGCCTTATACAGGTCGGGCGCAAGGTTCGTAAGTGTATTTGCCATGATTTATGACTCCTTTATTCGTCAGTTAATTGAACACCTTCATTCGCAGCCTTGAACCTCTCGGCATGAGAGAGCTGGTCAAACTGCGCGCGTGTCATGGTTTTACCGCCGCTGGACCCGCCAGCGCCGTTTGCGCCCTGCGCACCGCCGCCGCTGTTGTTCTGTGCGGCGACAAAATTCTTACCCGTGTCGCTCTGCGACCATTCAGATATAAAGTCCTGCAACGGCTTGCCGTCCACTTTGGCGGTCGGCCCGTTGTCGGATTCCTCGATTTCGATTTGATGCTTGCCCTTGATAAGATGATGCGCCGCCTCCTGATATTGAGGCGCGACACCGGCCTGATTGAGAGCGGATTGCAGTCCCTGATCCACAACCATTTTGTGAACCTGGCCTTTATAGCCCTCAATCTGCTCGTTCAGCTTGTTGCGCTCCTGTTCGAGCTTTTTCTCATATTGCTCTTTGACCTTATTGACATCGCCTTCTTTCTCGGCGGCCTGCTGTTCTTTTTCCTGAGCCTGCTGCTCAAGCTCCTTGCGCTTGTTCCGCTCGGACTTAAGCTCGTTCATAAGCTCATCGTTTTTCTTCTTCAGCCCCTCGGTCTCTTTCTCGACCGCTTCCTTGATCTGGGTCTGAATGTCCTTATCGTTCTGCCCAGCAGAATCGTCTGCCTGATTGTCGTCAGCCATCACTTAAACCTCCGGTTAGTTTAGGGATTGCGGCTCAGCCGCTCATAAAAAAAGCCGCCCTGAAATGGACGGCTCTTACAATCGGCTATGCGCCGGTTGTTCTATCGGTTTTTCTTCTCGTGCTCTCGCCGGACCCGGCGTATACTGTCAATCGCGTTTTGTATCTCGTCCGGGTAATCTGTCTTGTACTGATAATGCTGCAAGGTCATGATCGCCCGTTGCAGATCAAGCTCCATCTGCGTCCAGCGCGCACCATTGCGCCGGGTAAAGACATACTCGACATTATCATCATCGCCAGGCATAGATTATGCTATTGCACATCTACACCGGCGCGTTCAAACGCCGATTTTTCTCTTTGACGCAACTCTTTTAACGTAAGCGTCTGATCCCGGCGATTGACAAACTCTTTAACGTCCAGATTGCCTTCGCGAAACAGCCGGGCGCGCTTTTTACCCAAGGCGTCTTCAACAACCTCATCCGGCTGGTCTTGTAACCACGTCCCGAATGTTTTGGTCTCGGGCACCTGCCCGTTCATGCTGGCGCGTGTTGATTCAGGGATTTCTCCGCGATCAACGCCCAGCTCGCGCCATGATTTCATAACAGGCGTCACGGCACAACGACAATTTGCATGTACCGGCGGCCTTTTACCACCATCGACCGGAAATGTCTCGCCGTCCAGACTCATACAAACAGGACATGTGCGTGTGTCCAGCGAGGCCGTCCACTGGACTTTTTTGACCACATCATCGTTCTGCTTAAACAGCTCGGTACGCGCCTGATTGCTTACGTGCTGCACGGCGCTGCGCGTTACTGTCTCGGCCTGCCTGCGGGTGGTCTGCAACACCCCGTCGGTAAAGCCGTTGGCGCGTGTCCCCCTTACACGCTGCATAATCTGGTTGACTGTCTCGCCCTGCGCGATACCCCGTTGCACAGCGCCCGTCAGGTTTTCCTGCGTCGAACGTTCCAGCTTGTCGAACCACTGTTGAAGTGTGAAGCCGTCGAATGGCCTGTCGCTCACAATTTGCCGCAGCATCTCAGGCGCCGGCGTGGCCATATCAATATCAACGTCTATCGCCTCGCGTATGGCGCCGACCTGCCAGTTGACCTCATCCTCGGCCAACTCCCTCAGATCATCCTGAAGGCTGGCTATGCTCTCATTCTTGATCCGCCCGGCCATCGTTCCAATAGCCGCCGCGAGTTCCTGCGCCCGGACTGTGCCGGTCTCGCTCAACCCTTGCTCAACACGTTGCTCGATCCTGTCCAGCACATCGGGCAAGACATCCTGATCCAGCTTATTTATAAGATCGTTCGCCTCTTGTGTTTTGAGGCGCTCAAGAAAAAGCATGTGCGAGATAACGCGGTCGTGAATGTCCTCATTGACATTTTTGACCGCATCATTAAGCCGTGGGTCCTGACGGGGCATTTATGCCCCCTGAAACTGGCTAAGGCCGCTAAGGCCGCCCGGCTCGGTCTCAATCTCGGCCTGCTCTTCCTCAAAGTCCTTTTTCGCGTCGATAATCTCGCCGCGTTGCAGGTTCTCAAAGAATGTCCGGTGGCTAATCCGCCCGCCCTGCAATGCCTGGAATAGCTGCTGCACCATTTGCGGACTCAGGCTGTGTGGCATGAAGTCCCTGTTCAACTGATAATCTATATCACCATCAACCGCCATCCACTGGGCGGCGATATTCAATGCCCGGCGTAGCGTCTCGGACACGGCCATTGAGATCGAGGCCAGCACACTTGTCTCACCCATGCGGTGGATATTGGCCGTCTCTGCCGCCTCGGCCTGCCTTTTTTCGGGCGCAAGCATACGGGCACCGAGAAACGCCATATATTCTTCCTTCGACTTAGCCCGATTTTCAAGGCTCTCAAGCCCGCTGCCGGTAAATTCAAGAAACTTGGCGTTCGCGTCCGGCGAGTTAAACGTCCATGCCGTGGCCGATCCTATGCGATAGCTTGTCGTGCCCTCGTCCTCATCTTCACCGGCAATGCCGGTTATGACAGCCGTCGGCAGCGCGGTAAAATGAGCGCCGTGCTCTAAATCAGCCATCGTCCGGTAGTGCGACAGATTAGCATTAACCAGATCAATTAATGGCGGCTTTTGCACATTCGGCGAGGCGTTACGCGCCCCGGCAAACACAAAGGGGATAAGGTCCATACGCTGACCGTTTAACAGCGGCTGGATTTGATCCCACAGCATCCACTCGTGTTTATCGTTTTGCCGAAATATCAGTTGCTGATAAAAGCCGTCCTCATCAAAATTCAGGACGCGGATTTGCTTAACATCC